TACCTGAGCAGGAGCAAAAAGAAATCTTTGAATACTGGAAGCATGACCCAATCCTGTTGAAACGTAATCAGTTTATCAGTGAAATGTACCAAGACTTCCGAGACGAGCCTACGCCTGAGTCTTTCTTTAAGGCTCTTGTAGCCGACATGGTGCTTGAGGGAATCTTCTTCTACAGTACCTTCGCTTTCTTCTATAACACTGTCCGTGACCACCGCCCGAAGGAAACACGCTTGTTGGCTACGAGCCAAATGATTTCTTACATCCAACGGGACGAGAATCAGCACTGCTACTTCTTTGGTGAGTTGTTCAAAACGCTTCTGATTGACTTCCCTGAGTTGAACACGCCAGAAAACATCCAATACGCTTACGACTACATTGATAAAGCGATTCAGTTCGAGAGCGAGTGGGCTGATTACGTCTTGACAGGCATTGACGGTATTGACCTTGACGAGTTTAAGGAGTACATCAAGCACGTTGCCAACAAGCGGTTACGTCTCATGGGGCTTGAACCCGCCTACGAGGGAGTAGACAACAGTATGCCTTGGATTCGTCCGTTCTCTGACGATGCCCTTAACACTACCAAGTCTGACTTCTTCGAGAGCAAGCCACGTAACTATGCTAAATCGTCTGCTTCTAATGATTGGGATGCCTTGTAAGAATTAGAGACCTTCGGGTCTCTTTTCTTTTTCGCACCTTTCTCCCCACATACCTCCACTACTGAGAGTAAAGGGAGAGTGATATAAATGAACATTGATTACAGAATAGCCGCAGGACTTCGACTTAAGGAAGTACCTGAAAACAAGGTAAAGGAAATTCATTTCCAAGCAAACGGGAAGAGCATCTTCCTCAGTTCAATCACCGAAGAAAAATTGTCATCTGAAGACAAGTTTGATATGTTCCAGCACTGGCTTGAAGAGGTCACGCTTAACCTGCCGCCCTACGAGAAGCTGATGGAAGTTCTCGAAGCTGAAGGGAGCGTGGTCTAATGACAGCCGTTGTAAATGTAAGAGACCTGACAGACAACGAGTTTGTCCGTGCCCACAAGAACCTTGTTCATAGCGTATGCCAGCGGTATGTCCCAATGCTGGAAGGGATTAAGCATTCATCCGGTGCTGACTATGACGACCTGTTCCAAGTAGGCATGATGGGTCTGCTTAAAGCGAGAGACAGATTCAACATGGACTACGGTCTGAAGTTCTCTACCTATGCTGTCCCTATGATTATCGGAGAGATTCGTAGATTCCTTCGTGACAACAACATGGTAAAGACTCCACGTTGGATTAAGGAACTGTACAACCGGATGCGTAAGCTTGAATTGGAAGGGGAAGAGATTCCAGTCATTGCCGCCGCCCTTGAAATTACGGAGGAACAGGTAAAGACATTACTGTCTTACCAGCCGCAGTTCCGGTCTCTCAGTGATGTAGTGTTTAATGATGCCGCAGGTTCTATGGAAGTAACACTCCTAGATACATTGCAGGACGACTCCACGATGGAAGAGGATGTAGTCAACCACTCTATCGTTAAAGACTTCCTAGCAACTCTGTCGGAGCGTGAGCGCCTAATATGGTTCGAGTACCATCATTCAGGAGATAGACAGTCTACTCTATCCAAGCGTCACGGAGTTTCACAGGTACAAATCAGTAGAATATTGTCAAAAATAGAAGAGAAGGCGCACCGCTTTGGAGTAGTCAAAGGGTACGCCAAAAAGTAAAGGAGGTACGCCTATGTTCCCTGAAGTGGACGACTTCATAGAGATTGATAGCGAAGGACACCAACATAACGGTCTTATTGGTAGAGTTGTCTCAACCGCCCCGAATAAAGTTACTGTCAATCTGTATGGCAAGGAAGTCTCTATTGAAGAGCGCCTTGTCAAAGTAAAGGCAAAACTAGGAACACGGGCACACTCCCTACTAAATAGAAAGTCTATGATGTGGGACATGGATAGTCTGGATGCCATTGGCTTATACGTTCTTATGGATGTTGCCTTATGGATGCGAGACTACGAGTGGTGCAAGGATATCCATCAACGAATGACTAAGGTGGGCTAATCGCCCGCCTTTTCTTTTTCCGCACCTTATTGCAGACATAGCCCGACCACTATAGAGAAGGCAAAAGGAAGGGAGCAATGAGGAATGAAATCGAGCGGTAAGATTCTCAAGAATAGCGAGGGACAACACCTGCTTGTCTTCTCTCACGTCGAACCGGATGAAGAGAAGTTTGAGATTTACCCTAGCTACATCGGCTACAACTTGACTACCGAGCGGGTAGACGAGTATCGACCTAAAGGCTATGTAGTATCTGCCTGTCTGTCGGAACTTACTAACGAAGAGCAGACAGTGCTGGCAAAGGTTATCCCTGCTAGACAAGCTTTAGCCGCCCGCACAGTGGCAATCACAGCGAAAGCACGGTCTGGAAAAGACCACACGGCTAACGTAATCAAAACGCAGTACCCTCTGTCCAGCACTATCAGGGCATTTGCTGAACCAATTCGAGAGATTGCCTTCGCCCTTTACGGTGAGGTCAAAGGAAAGAACCGAGAAGCCTTGATTATGATTGGGCAAGGTCTTCGTAAGGAAGACCCGAACATCTGGATTAAAGTATGGCTTCGCAGAAACATCGAACTGTACTTGAAGACCAAAGGAGACAGCGACAAGTTCATTTGCCAAGACCTAAGACAGCCTAACGAGTACCAGTTCTTCAAGAACCTTGGTGCAACGATTGTAAGGATTGACACCGACCAAGAACTCCGTCTAGCCAAACTAGTGGAGATGGACGGTGAAGAAGCCTTAGATACAAAGCTTCTGACGGACGAAACGGAACGTAACGCTGGTGAATATGAAGTAGATTACGTTCTAGTAAACAACTATGACGATTCATTCGACAAGTCGATTGTTGACTTCGTGAGGGAAACTCTAGTTGAACAAAAAGGATGGTAATTAATTAATGAAGAAAATCATACTGACAGTGGCATTAGCCATGACAATTACTGCTTGCTCCCCGCAAGAGAAGGTATCGGCTGTAGTTAACCCGATTCCCCAAGTTTCGGTGACGGAAAGTGTGCTCAAGGTTAGAGAGCCATTGTTGACAGAGGTGAAGAAAGAAGAGACAAGCCCGAAGATTGTAAAAGCTGTACCAGCGGCAACGCCAACACCGAAAGCGACAACTGCCGTAGCCAAACCGACAACTACACCTAAAGTTACTACTACATCCACGAAGACTTCTACGGTGGAGAAGAACATCGTAAACCATCTTCTTAAGTACAAGGTGAGCAAGTCGAATGCTACTAAGTTTGCCGCTCTTATCGTAAAGCATAGCAAGACGTATGGTGTCAATCCTTATACTATTCTAGCAATGATTCAAGTCGAAACGGGTAGAACGTTTAACCCTAATCTCGTCGGTACTCACGGCGACACAGGCTTGCTTCAGGTGCTCCCCGCCACGCAGAGGTATATGAAGGTTAGCGGAAGCTTATTTAACCCTTCCGTCAACATCGAGATTGGCGCTAAGTACCTTGCCTATACTCAAAAGAGATTCGGTAATGACTTGGGAATCGTTGCGTACAATCAGGGCGAGGGGAACGTTAAACGGGGAACGTACAACACTAAGTATCTGACCAAAGTGAACAAAGCCTTATCTACAATCAATAGGTAATTACACAGGATATGTTATTAGCCATAGCGACTTCCCTATATTGGTATTAACACCACTATGAAAGGAAGTAACCGCTATGGCTAATAAGCACTTGAAAGATATAATCCGAGAGACTACTGAGGTCTTGAAGGAAGAAGCAAAGCAGAACGAAGCGCTACATGATATTCACCCCAACGATGTTGAGCGTGTTCTACGTCGAGGTCTTGATGCTATCCTTGAGAATTTGGTTCAAGGCAATAAGGTCTATCTAATCAATTCCTTTAATCTCGAACCCAAGGATTACGAAGCAAAACACGTCAAGAACCCACAGACAGGTGAGCCGATGGTCATTGACCCGTATCGAGCAATCCTAATCAAGCCGTCTGAGTCTGCCAAGGAACGGCTGAGAGTCGGCAAGAAAGTCTACCCGCTGAAGTAATAAAGAGACCCCGAAAGGGGTCTTTTCTTTTTGTCCGCACCTCCTGATAGGTATGGCACGACTACTAGAGTATGAAGCAAATAACACGGTTTAACACCGGAAGGAGATGGGCTTAATGAGTATTGTCACTACCCCTGATGTAACGGATAACGAGTTGGATGTTGAGGTAACAGCCGCCCTAGAGACAGGGGTTTCTAAAAAGATTGAGACGATGGATGACGCTTTGCGCTATGCCTACGGATTGTCCGAAACCCGCAAGGAGATTGAGGAAATTAACCGTCTCGCAGATGCAGAAGTTAGTAAATGGCAAGGGAAGATTGATGCCGTTAACGATTGGCGTGACTCGTCTCTCAAATCATTGCTAGACAAGGTTGCCTATATGGAAGGTTTACTGCTGTCATTCCACATCTCTGAATATTACGCCGCCCCGAACGAGAAGGCTCAGAAGAAGCTGAACTCTATCAAACTACCTTATGACGTTGTTCTTAAATCCTCTCAGCCGCAAGTAGGTTTCAAGGTTCAAGACGATGCGGCATACAAGGCGTTCATGGAGGAAAACGGATTCGTAGAACCTCAAGAACCTAAGTTGAAGTGGGGAGACTTCAAGAAGACTCTCAAGGTCAACGAGGAAGGTGTCGTAGTTACAGCAGATGGGGAGGTAGTGGACTTCTTGAAGGCAGTACAAGAAGACAGAAAGTTCGAGGTGAAGTAAATAGTGCTGAGTCCCAACTACCTACAACTTAGACATGACGACATGAAGGATATGCACAACATGGAACTCTTGAAGGCTTGTAAAGAGAATCGAGAACTTATGGGAGACTTCCTGAAAGCCAATCGAGACTTCATATTCTCTATTATAATGCACTTCAAGGGGAGTGTCGAGGAACTTGTATCGAAGTTCCGTATCACTGAGGACGAACTATACCAACACGCCTGTATCGGTATTCTAACAGCAATCAAGGACTTTGACTTTGAACGGGGCATTAAGTTCACGACATTTGTTGTGCGCCCCATCCTTTGGGAGATAAACCAGCTTCTTTATAGCGACTCTCAGTCTGTCCGGTTAAGTCGAGGTGCAGTTGACCTCATTAAACGAATGGTAGAGATTGAGGACGCTCTTGGATACCGCCCCGCCGAAGAAGAAATGTCCGGTCTGCTTAAGGTATCTGTTGAACGCTATCGAGAGATTGCTATGTTCAGCGATGACCTTGAGCACTATGACGGAATTGATAACTTCGAGTTCGTCAACAGAAACGAGAAAAACATTGAGGACGAAGTTACCAATCGTCTCTATGTAAAGCAATTACTGGAAGACTCTATGTTTACCGACTTCGAGAAGAAGGTCATGCGGTTGGTCTTGGAGGATGCAAGTAACAACAACACTCAGATTGCGGAACAACTGAATGTTTACCCCATGACTATTAACCGGACTCTAGCACGAATCCGTAGCAAAATCGAGAACAGCGAGTCGAGTACGAAGGAAGAGAAGACCAAGATTGCTTCCAAGTACGAACGTGAGATTGCCATCATCGCTCAGGAAACCAAGGAGCGTAATGAGAGCCTGTGCATTGAGGATATTACAGAACTGCTTGAGGTGTGTGGATACGACACCAACACCTACACGACAAGAGTCTTGTACTACATCCGTCAGAAAGCCATCCAGCAAGGCGCTTAAATCACTCGCACCTTTCAATAAGGATACGGCGACCACTATAAGGTAAGGCAAAACAAACCACAAACAAGGGAGATTGATGAACAATGAAAATCGCAAACATCGTAAAAGGTATCTTCGGTAAAAAGGTCACTCTGGAAGCACCTACTTACGGCGAACTGGTTGAGCAACTGGCTTGGGCTGACCACGAAGTTAACGACACGAAGGACGCTTTACTTGGTCTTCAGTTCCGATTGCAGAACGGTGTACTGGTCATGGAAGACATTGCTCAAGATGCGGAAGCTATCATTGCCCGTCACCAAGAGATTCTATCCAAAGCCAAAGCCCGCCGCAGTGAGTTCCAAGGTCAAGTATCTCAAGTTGAGACTGCTGTCAAGTTGGTCGAAGGTCTCCATACGGCTGTTGCCGCCACTGAGGATGGTCTCAAGTAATCCCTGAAGGGAGGTGAGAACCACATGGCAGACATTATCGTATCTGCGAAGTTCGGTGTAGGCGACAAAGCAATCGTCGCTAATGAGACAAGCAATCGCATGGTCTACTACATCGTGAAAGTCTTGGCTATCAAAAGCATTGTACCGGATGTTGATGAAGCTGGAAACGACATTATCACATACACGGTCGAAGTTTACGCTCCAACAAGCGTAACGAAAATGCGAATGGACGTTAAGGAAGATGGCTTGCAACCACTCGACTCCTTCACAGACGCATTCACAAACTACTAATGACGAGGGGCGATAAGCCCCTTTTGTCATATCAGGGGAGAGGTACTAATGGGTTACTTATCAAAACTCGGCTTGGACAAGCCCAACGGAGAAGTGTTCGACAAAGAAATTGACGAGTATTTCCTTAGCAAAGGGTTCTACTACGACACTATGCACCCAAGATTTATGAACGGTCATGACTACAACAAGCTGACCATAGACAAGAAATCCCTGCGCTTTGACCACGTGGACGATGACGGCTATACAATCAGAGTCTTTGTGAATGCTCTTGAAGCTTACACGGAGACCCAATCCCCTTGGAGAAGCTACGAAACATCAAGCTACGTGAGATTCGACGAAGAACCTTCATCCATCCGAGAACTTGAAGCCCACCTAGATGACCTACTTGACTGGTAATAAAACTATTGGAGGAATTGTCAAATGAACATCATCAAATTTTACGCTCCTTGGTGCGCCCCGTGTAAAGCACTTGCTCCAACACTCTCTAAGGTCGCTGTCGAACGCGGTATTGATGTTGAGGAAGTGAACATTGATTCCACTAACGGCGCTGAGGTTGCTTCCCAATACAGAGTAATGAGTGTCCCTACAGTGGTCTTCCTGAAGGACGGTAAAGAGGTCGGACGCTTCACTGGCAACGCTCCTGAGCACGTGATTGTCACATGTGCGGAAGTAGCCCTTAACGCCTAACAGAAAGGGGAATGAACATGGGAGAAAGAGACTACCACGGCTGGAACATTGATATCTACGATAACCACGCTTTCCTTATTGGGGCTAATTTCAATACCAACACGCACACGGATAAGCGAGAAACTTACGTCTGCTTCTACTTCGGTAAGTGGACGGTGACCATTGGGAAGTTCTACAAGTTCCCGAAGGAATACGAAGAATGGATTTAACTCTCTACTACAGCAACGATTGTGGGCATTGCCGCCGCTTCCAGAAGACTATCGACAAGATTGCTCAGGAACGACAGCACGTTAGCGTCTCTAGGATTGAGTATGAGCCGTCCGTCCACACAGACGTAAAGTTCATCCCGACTATGGTTGTAAGCCACGGAGACAGGGAACTAGGGCGCTTCAGCAGTGCTCTAGCAAAGAAGACTATAGATACTTGGTTAGACCAACTTGAAGACTACATTAAAACTTACTTGGGGGAATGAATACATGTTTATCGTACTTGACTTGGAGACTACGGGTCTCGATTATAATACAGAACAAATTACTGAGATTGCCGCTATCTGCTTGAATAATGACCTTCAAGTCGTAGGGACATTCCAGCGCTATGTAAAGCTTACTGAGGGACGTGTCCTGTCCGACTTCATTAAGAACCTTACAGGGTTTACGGAAGAGTTCCTTGCAGGTAACGGTATTGATGAAGAGAAGGCAGTGGATGACCTTAAGGCATTCTTTATGGAACACTTCGTGGACGAGATTACGGTTGTAGCCCACCACGCACCGTTTGACTTCAGCTTCCTGTCGAAGTTCGGATTCAATCCGCTTAACTTCATCTGCACACGGGTACTGAGTCGCTTGGTTGACCCTAATGAGAAGGCTTCTCTTGCAGACGTGGCGAAGCGTCTTGGCATCGACAACTCAGCCCACCACCAAGCAATGAATGACGTTGAGGTCACATGTCAAGTGCTTGCAACACTTGCTCCAATCGCCGCCGAACGGGGCATCTCATTCCGAAACGTGGTCATCGACAGCGCCGAGCGCCCTCTGAATTACATTCCTCTTCATTCTCAAGTCCTAGTATTTTAATCGAGAGACCCTTCGGGGTCTTTTCTTGGTTTTCGGGTAATGTGCCATCGAGATAACTCCTAGATGACTTCTAGCTGACGTTGACAAACTTTCGAGTAAATGCTATGATGTTCGTACCTAAAACTATGCCCACTTGGTTATGTATGCCGATAGGAATACTATGATTAATGAGGGGATTGACGCAGGGACGATACTATGCTATATTGGACTATTGGAAAGAGGTGCATGTTTGTGATAAAAGACCACCCGTTCAACCACGATCTGTCGTTCGAAGTGTACAACGAATGCAGTGATTTTGTTCACCCTAAAGAGTGTTACAGCAACGTTTATTACGTAGCGGCGCATTACGCTGAGAAGTTTCACGCAAAGGAATGGAAAGTGGCTTACGGCTTCATACGCATCATGGCTGATTCTAATATGTGGGCAAGACATGCCTTCATCGTAAATAAACAGGGCGAAGCCATTGACCCTACGTTCTTTTCCCATGAGAACTATGGGAATGATAAGCAACACAAGTCCTTTCACATATTCCGTGATATAACGGGCTACGCCGCCCACGTAAGACGTAATCAGAACGTACCGGACTTACTGATGCCCCTCCGTGAAAAGGAAGCTGTGATGGGCAAATGGGCTGAGGAAAACGGCATGGTGCTTCTTGGCGGGATGTACACTGGCATGGAGAAGCAATTTGAATTACTCAAGTCACTACAATAAGGGAACTTGACCCTAAATGGTTGCTCTGTTAAAATATAGTTAGTTATTCGACATTATGGTTCAATACTTGGCTCGTCCAGACGGACGGGTTATTTTTTCGTCCAAACACTTTCACGCTGTGACGCACTATTGCATAAAAGTCGTATTTTGTACACATGTCTGTAGACCACCTTTTATACGGATTCAGTCTGTTCAACTATTGTGAATTATTCATAGGGTGCTAATTTCACAATAGCGATTGATAGATTGGACTTATCTACTCTATCTATCTCCCTACTGCACACGTATCTACCGGACAAAAAGAAAGACGACCCTCAAAGAGAGCCGCCCAAATCTATTACTTAGTGATACCCAACCGTTTCAGCCAACCATTCAGATAGTTCGCCCCACGGGATGCCAGCAAACCAGCGGCTACCATAGATGCGTATGCGGCAATTCCGGTCAGCCCAAATGGATTGAGTCCGAATGCGATTGCCAATCCAACACCTACTACGATTGACACGCCGTATGTTCCTTTATCCTTTACCGGAAGCACTGACTTGATTACTTCTGTGATAGCTTCAGTCAAGCCCGCCACAAGCAACCACAAGCCGACTGCGGCGACTGCTGTAGCCAACACTGCACTTAGTGTAACCATATTACTTCACCGCCTTTGCAATCAAAATGGTGTTCAGGAACGCCAGTTCAGCGGCAGTCAGAGTGCCGTTCTTAGCCTTTGTAATCCAAGCTTCGTCTGTAAAGTAGCCCTTAGCCTTAAAGTTGGTCAGAGTGCTTACCAGCATGTCTACTGCCCATTTATCAAGCTTCATAGGTTCGTCATCCTCCGATACTGTAGTTTGTGGTGCAGGTGCTTCAGTCGCAGTGCAGTCCTTCAGTTCAGCCGCCACGTCATTCAGGAATTGAGTCTTGCTAATTCCCATAAGCTTCAGGGCATTCTTGTAAGGGTCACTCTTGCGGTTCGGGTCAAGTTCGTTATGACCTGAAATACGTTTCAGGGGATTCAAGCCGTACTTGTTGCAGAGATACGCCATGTACCACACGAAACGCTTGTACGACTCTTTGTTGTTGATGCTACCCTTCTGATAGGAGTAGCAAAGTTCTACGCCGATAGCGTGGTCATTCGAATCAAATCCGTAAAGGTCATTGTCTGTTTGAACATCGTACAAGACGTGCCACGCCTTTTCGGTGAGTGGTACGCACTCAATGATTACCTTATCATCAATGAAGGTGTGTGCCGAAGCGCTCTTTTCGTTAGCAGAGTTCGTGTAGTAGTTCACGTTGCCCGCCGCCGTACTTCCATCATTACCTGTATCATGCGCTACGATAAAGTCAATTCCACGGTTCTTGATACCGGAACGTCTCTTCGTGCCGTTTGGCAGGTATTGCTGTACAATCGCGTACTTCATCTTGAAAGCCATCTAGTTCACCCTTTCTATTAAATCTTAGGGGTGTCATCCCCTAGTGTTTCACCTACGACATTATTAACAATTACTTCTTGAGAATTACTAGGAGTCGAGATGGTAGTTTCTGTATTAGTAGTCTTGAACTCTTTTACGGTCTGGACTGCGAACACCCCGCCCACAATAGTCATGACTACGGTGCTCAGGCTACTAATCGCTCCGACAGATACCGCACTCACCGCCACCCCGAAGAATGGCGCAAAGAATGCAATGAGTAGAAACAGAGCGAACAGACCGCCGAACAGTACCATCAAGAAGTCCTTTGCAGAGAACCCGTCATTGTCGTTCCAGAAGGCGTTCTTTACGAACTTCATCATCTTATCGCACGTCTCCCCTCCGTCTTGAGAGTTGAGCCACCAACTGTTCTACCTTGTTGTTTAATAGCCTATTTTCAGCAATAAGTGCCAAGTTCTCCTGACGAAGCGTGATTACTTCGTTGCTCAATCTTTCAATCTTCTCTTCAGAAGAGGTAAGCCTTTCAATCAACCTTTCACGGAAGGCTTGCTCGTCCTTGGAGAGCAGTTCCCTATCAGTCACCTTATTGTTGTTCTTACCGCTGGCGTAGCCGATTATGCCAGTCACGGCAGAACCTACAAGACCTGCGATTGCAGTGATTACCCCTACTTCCATATCTATCACCTGACCTTTCTCTGTCTGTTTGTGGGTATGTTGACAAGTCACATAATCCGGTATATAATTGGGTTATGTTACTAAGACAACGGGAGATGATGTAATAATGAATTATGTTGAGACATTCCTACTCTACCTACAAACAGATAAAAACTCGTCTGGATTGACCATAGAAAACTATGCACGGGATATTAAAGGCTTTTTATCCTTTGAAGAAACACCTCCCGAAGTAACAGCTATCGAGCCGTCCCATATTAGAAAGTACATAGCGCATCTTGACGTTCTTGGTAGAGCAAGGTCTACTATTAATAGAATGCTGTGTGCCTTGAAGACCTTCTTCAAGTACCTAGTGGAAATCGAGAGAGTCATCCAAGAGTCACCCGCCGCCAAAGTAAAGTGCGGTAAAAAGAAAAAATCCCTACCTAAAGCTATCTCTGAAGCTGACGTTGCCACTTTGATAGGAACGGCTTCCGAACACCGACTCAAAGACCAAATAATTCTTGAACTTCTATACGGTCTAGGCGGTCGTGCCAGCGAGATTGCCAACATCGAGGTAGAGAATATTAACTTCGTTGAAAAGCATATCCGTATCGAGGGTAAAGGTGACGTTGAAAGAATCAGCCCTATCCACGACAATGCCCTTGTCCTTATCAAGATGTTCATGAAGCAAAACAACATCACGTCCGGTTGGCTACTCCCTAGTAAGCTAGATAAGAACGTCCCTATGTCTAGGGAAAGTATCTACAAGATTTCTAAGAGAATCGCCGCACGATCAGGTGTTGACCCTAAGCAGGTCAGCCCCCACGTCTTCCGTCACAGCTTCGCTACACACATGCTGAATGCAGGTTGCGACATGGCTCTTGTTCAGGAGTATCTAGGTCATTCCGATATCTCAACAACTAAGATTTACGCCAAGGTATCTCAGAAAAATAAGCAGACTTCTTTTAGTAAATTCCATCCCCTTGCAACTACAATATAGGTAATTTTGACCATAAAATAACCCCTACCGAGTAATGGTAGGGGTCTCTTCACTACATGATGAAGCAGTAACCGTAGTCAGCTATTACCTCGATAGAACCGTTAACGTCAGCATGATACAATACATAAATACTGGAAGGGATGGTTCTAAAATGCCAAACGTCAATGGTACTTGGGAGGTCGATGTTTACGGTTTGGGCAACGATGATTGAGCACGTCAGGTCACTCTCACCAAACTGCCTAGCGATGATGGTACTTGGAATATCATCCCGCCATGTGCGTCTCGCCGTAATAGTACTTGGCAGGTCACTCACTTCGTGTACGATGATGAAGGAAGGTAGGTCACTAACCTCTGTGCGCCTTACGGCTACTTCAGAAGGTAGCAAGGACTTCTCCCAAACGTCAATCGTAGAAGGGATGTCACTGTCTTCAGAACGTCTTACGGTAATGGTGCTGACCTTATCGTAGCTGTCTGTTCTTCTGACTGCGATGCTCGAAAGCAGGTCGCCATCATCAGATTGACGGACGGTAATGGAGCACTCAATGTCCGAGTCGCCCACAGGGATAATGACAATCTTAGCCGTCATCTTATTGTGTGGCGGTACGGCAATCCACGATTTAATGTCCGAGTTTCCTCTGAACACTATGTTAATGCTCGAAGGCAAGTTGCTAACCATTCTACCCCGTGCGTGTACACTTGCAGGTAGGTCGATTAAGTCGCTACGTCTTACCGTAATACTACCGGATACGTCTGAGCGATACCGTACATAAACCGTTGCTGGCAGGTCGCCCCGTTCGAGTACCCACAGGTTCGCAGGAACGTCACTCAGGTCTGTCTGTCTAGCTTCAATCGTGGACGGCGTGTCATGCAACTGGCGAACAAAGACTGTCGATGGCACTTCAGCCCATTCAGTTCTACGAACCGTTAGGCTTCCATCTAAGTCATTGACCTCTTCCCTTCTTACGATAACCGTTGACGGCGTATCAAATCGGTGTGTGACACTGATAACCGATTCAATGTCTCCCTCACTCGACCAGCGTACCGTGATTACACTGTCGAGGTCGTAGTGCATGTACGTTGGTACTTTGATTGTACTTGCAAGCCAACCGGAGAGAACTTGGATACTAGACGGCAACATGCTTGCCCCTATTACATCAAGGCTAGATGGTTTATCGTAACGGTCACGAACGTAGATAGTGGAAGGAATCTCGCTCTCTTGTCTTGCCCTTACCTTAATGCTACCGTCAAGGTCATCTCTGTACAGGACATAGATGCTTCCGGTCAGGTCTGGACGACTGACTGCGATGCTCCCCGCCAGCGTATCCTCTTCGTTGAAAGGAACTCCGATAACGGACGGAATGTCGAATCTATTTAGAACGTAAACCTCAGACACAAGGTCAGGTCTGTTTACGATAATAACGCCAGCGGTATCTTTGTCGATTGTAGTCGAGACGATGACGGTGGAAGGAAGGTCATTCCGTTCCAGAATGTCGATTGACCCCTCAATGTCAGGCTTGCTTACTACAATCGTGGATAAGATATCAAAACCTTTCTCTACCCTTACGGTAATACTGGAAGGTACGCTGTTCGCAGGAGTTACCTCTACCGAGCCGCCCATGTCGCCCCTAGAGACGGTGATGAACGTTTGCAGTTCTGCATCCCCTACTACCCGTGGTCTAATCGAGGACGGAATGTCGAATCTTTCCTTGACGTAAATCGAGTTGCCAAGGTCACTTCTCGATACCGCAATCAAACCAACCAGTTCGGTAAAGTTCATGCTTCTTGCGTTGATACTCGATGGAATCTCGCTCAGTTCGCTACGCTGGACAGTAACACTACCCTGTCTGTCAGGAGCGGACACTGCGATGCTTGACTTCAGCCAGTTATTCCGTGTCACCTCAAGGCTAGAAGGCAAGTCCCGTTTAGCAGGACGGACAATCTTCCATG